TTCTTTTCTCTGACATCAGAGGATTTACCCCAATCTCGGAAAAATACCAATCAGATCCTCAAGGTCTTACTACTCTGATTAATCGTTTTCTTGACAATCAGACTGAGATAATACTCAAACATGGAGGAACTATTGATAAATATATGGGTGATTGCATTATGGCTTTCTGGGGCGCACCTTTAGATGACGAACAACAAGTGGAAAATGCAACAAAAGCAATTATAGAAATGAGAATTTCTTTGGAGAAATTAAATGAAGAACTTAATCAAGAAGGGCTGGACCAAATTAACACAGGTGCTGGTATTAATACGGGACTTTGTGTTGTGGGTAATTTCGGATCCACTAGTCGTTTCGATTACAGCGTGCTCGGTGATAGCGTCAACCTTGCTGCAAGGCTAGAAAGCCAATGCAAAGAATATGATGTAGATGTTATCATTTCAGAACACAGTCTAGTTGATGGCTATGAGTATACATACCTAGACGAGATAATCGTAAAAGGCAAGTCCGAGCCAATCAAAATCTACACCTTACAAAAATAATGCTTGACAAAACCTTAAAACTTTTGTATAATTGTAGGTATAAATTTTTAGGAATTAACTATGGACGATGCAAAACAAGTTAAAATGGATTTAGAAAAACACGAGGCCATCTGCGCTGAACGGTGGAAAACTGCGTTTAATCGTTTTGATGACTTCGATAACTCCATAAAGAGAATAGAACAAATATTAATTGGAGGTTCAGGAGCAGTTATACTGTTCATGGCAGGACTAATAGTAACAATGGCTACTATACATTGAGAGATATTATGATAGACGAATATGACAAAAAAGACATGAAGAAATCTCCACAAGAGAAAAAAGTCAAAAAAGAAAAGAAAGAATTCACGTTGCCTAAAGGTTGGGAACTATATCTTAAACGAGGAACGTGGGGAGTAAGAAGTCCTGAAGGAACTCTTACTAAGTTTGCATTAGAAAAAGATGCAAAGAAATATATTGAGGAGATGAGCTAATGTTAGAATTTTTTCAGTGGGTACAGGCATGGATCGCCATTATCCCAACAATAGTGATGATTGCGTCATTTATCGCAGCAATCACACCAACCCCGATTGACGATGGTTGGATGAAAAAAGTGTACACAGTCTTAGACTGGTTCGCACTAAACGTAGGTAAAGCAAAAGATAGATGAGTCTAAAGAAAGCATTTACAGAAGCTGTAAAGAGAGTTCAGAACGAAACTGAACTCTCATCAGCAATTAAAAAGAGAATAAAAAATAAAAAACGTAAACGTTCATAAAAATGAAACGATACGATATTTGTAAGAGTTGTTCTCATTTTAATAGTTTTTGGAAAACTTGCAATAGTTGCAAGTGTTTTATGCCGATTAAAGTTTTAATACCATCGGCAAAGTGTCCAGAAGGACAATGGGAGATTATAGATGGCATTGACCAAAAAACAAATGAAGTTACCGAAAGCTCTAAGAGAAGCTATTCTCAAAAAACAAAAAGAAAAGGGCATGGGTAAAAAGAAAAAACGTGGAAAGAAAAAGCGAAGCAGAGGCTAAACTTAATTGGTTAGAGTACTTCCACTCAATAAAACATGTATGTCCATGGAGTTATGAAAGTTATCTCAATGGAACTACTAAGATCATGGATTTCAATGAAGATTTCCTAGTATTAAATGAACAAAACTTTCGAACATTACCTTGGGAGGTGATCATATATCTACTGGGTGATGACCTTACGCTTGACGCGATTGATGAGTACGTGGCATTTTTAAATGAATGCCAGAACACATGTGAATATTTATGGTCTCACCCAGGCTTTACGAAAGGTGGTAATAATCAAACTCCCGTGCCTGTAATTATACAGCAAGATCGTGCCAGATTAATGGAGTTAAGAAGTGGCAAAAAGAATACCAAGAAAGACTAAGTCAGGTAAAATAAGACCAGCTTCTAAACATTCCGATCTTTATACAGACGAGAGGCCCAAGGATACAATAAGAATTAAGTTTGCTACTGTAAAAGACGCACGAGCTACTGTTGCAAAAGTAAAAAGAGTTCGTAGATCATTTGCTAGAAAAATTCAAATTCTTACTGTGGGAGAACAAAGAGCAAGAGTGATGGGAAAGAAAACAGTCGCATCAATCTTCAAGGCAGGTAAATCTGCATTAAGGTTAAAAAATGGCCGTACGAAGAAAAAGAAAGTCGCCCGTAAGAAGAAAAGGCGTTAGAAGAAAACCACTTAGTGCAAGTGTACAAAAGACTCTTAAGACAAAAGCAAAAAATAGTAGATTTACTTATGGACAGTTAGCAAGAGTATATAGACGAGGACAAGGGGCATATTTAAGTTCAGGTTCTAGACCAGGAGTGTCTATGAGTCAATGGGCTTTTGGCCGAGTGAACTCTTTCATAAGAGGTGGTCATTCACAAGACAATGATATAAAGAGATCAGTAAGGAAAACTCGTGGCAAAAAGAAAAGGTAGAAGACAAGTAGCATACAGTAAACACGGAGTACCAAGAAAGTACGATGAAGGAAGTAGCGCACTAGCAAAAGTTATAAAACAAATTGCTAGTCTTTATAAGCAAGGTAAAAGAGTTCCAAATTCTTTAATAGCAAGACGGATCAAGTTAGGTAAAAAAGCATTAAAGAGGAAAAGACGTGGCTAAATTAAGATTTAGAACTCGTACTATGTCAGCACATTTAAAAAAGATGTTAGCAAAACATCGAAGAGGCGAAAAGATAGGTGCTACTGCGATGGCAAGACTAAAAGCTAGAGGTCTTATAAAAAGAAAATCTGGCAAAAAGAAACGAGGACGTTTAGGAAAAAAATGATAGATTTTTTAAGAAAAATTTGGTACATTATTACTTTTCAAGATGTAAACTTTGATGGCAAAGTAGACATTAAAGACAAGATGGTAAAGGCCAAGAAAAAGAGCAAATAAAATGGCACAATGTAAATGTTGTAGCTGCTGTACTTGCACTTGTTGTGGATAAGTAAATGGCAGTAAATAAAACAAAACATAAAAGATATATTAAGAACAAAGACATATATAAAACAGCTGGAAAAGCTCGTAAAAGAGCAAGAAGGCTAGGATTAAAAGGCATACACTCTCATGGAAGAGGTTCTGAAAAGAGATTTATGCCAGGTAGTTCTCACGGAGTATACGAGAGAGCATTGAGGAGAAAGAAAAATGGCTAGAACAGGCGGATTTTCACAGGGTCCAATGGGTAAACATAATACTCAAAAGATTCGTAAACATAAACTTCAAAGAGGCGTTACTAGAGATATGAATGCTGCGGCTGGAACATTAGTAAATACTAAGAACCCTTACAGTCCAGGAGCATTTTATACAGCAGCACCTAAAGCAATTGGTCCAAGATTCGGTAAGACAAAGAATCCACCAAGAGCAAGATTTCCTAGAAGAGGGAGAAGATAAAAATGGCACTAACAAAAGCGGAAAAAGATAAGCTAAAAAGAGCAGGATTAAGTAAGTTAGATAAACCTAAATTTACACCTAATCATAAAACAAAGAAAGCTGTTGTTGCAACAAGAGTAGATGGCAAAGTCAAAATACTCCGCTTTGGTGCACAAGGCATGGGACATAACTATAGTCCTGAAGCTCGAAAAAGTTTTAAAGCAAGACATCGAAAAAATATTGCAAAGGGTAAATCTTCTCCAGCATACTGGGCAAACAAAGTTTTATGGGCAGGAAAGGGAGGTTCTACAAAAATGCCACCCAAATCCCAAAAATTTACAAGAGGTCTTAAGAGGAGAAAGACTAGATGAAGAAAAATACAAGAGATATTTGGATAGAACAACTTATACATAAAAGTGAAACTATGTTAAAATATCTACATAAAAAAACAGAGCTTAACTCAAAAGAGCAAGAGCTAGCAGATTTATGTGCTGGCTTTATTTATTTATCTGCTTTATGCAAAGATAATGAATTTTTAGATGAACCTGATAACGAATTATTTGAAGACGTAACAATACATTAAATGATAGACATTTCAAGAAAGGATATATTATCCGACTCATTAATGCAGTTTAGTGACGATAGATTTATTAAACTGCCCATAGAAGGTTACCTAGATTTATTAGGTATAGAACCCAACTCATCACAAACAGGTATTATAAATGGACTTAACAATCCAAAATACCGTTTTATGTGTGCAGCAGTTTCAAGACGACAAGGCAAAACATACATCGCTAATATACTAGGTCAATTAGTATCTTTAGTTCCAAACTCACACATATTATTGATGTCACCCAATTATTCACTATCGCAAATTTCATTTGATTTGCAAAGACAATTAATTAAACATTTTGACCTGGAGGTTGTAAGAGATAATGCAAAAGATAAAGTTATTGAACTTTCAAACAATAGTACTATTCGTATGGGATCAGTTAATCAAGTTGATTCAGTTGTGGGTCGATCTTATGATCTCATCATCTTTGACGAGGCCGCCCTTGTTGACGGCAAAGATGCTTTCAACGTTGCCTTACGTCCGACACTAGATAAAGAAAACTCTAAAGCAC